GCTTATTGACGTGGTAGCCCTCCCATTGCCTGCCGGGAGAGGCGGCGATCCACTCGCCGGGGGCCAGGCGAGCGGCGGTCATGTCGGCGTTGCAGGCGGCGCAGCGCACGGTGGCCGTCGTCGGGTCAAGGTGGGTCATGACCTGGAGGCATTGCCAGGAGCCGCAGCCGGGGCAGCGGCTATGGTAGGCGCGTTGGGTGGATTGGTCCCAGAGGACACCCATCTCGTCCTTGGGGTAGCGCGGCGTGCTGCCGGCGCGTTGCCAGGCGAAGGCCGAGGAGCCGAGACGGCGCGCGGCCACGTCCAGCGTGCCGGCCGTGTACTGCGCTACCTCGTCCAGGCAGAGCAGGTCGGCGTCTACCGAGAGCAAGGAGTCGCGGTTCTGGGAGCCGCGCAGGTAGAGGAAGCCAGGGCCGATCTGGCGCAAGCCGACGTTGGCCGTCGCCTTCCCCACGCGCCGCCCCGGCGTCGCGGCCTCCCCCTCCGGGCTGCCCCTGCCGGTACGCGCGCGCAGGTAGGGCGACTCGTCTACCGGCTTCTGGACGCGGGCGCGCGAGAAGTCGCCCATCTGGGCAGCTTTCGGAAACAGGTACATGACGTTGCCGCGGCCGCCGGCGCGGCTGTCGGCAGCCCAGAAGGCCAGGTTGATGAGCCACTCGGAGATAGCGACCTGCGCCGCCTTCATGACGACGACGTTGGGATGGGTAGAGCGGTAGAGGTCGAGCAACGGAGCCGAGACGGTGAAGGGCTGGCCGTTGATGATCCTATGCTGCGTGCTCCAGGCCAGGAGGTCGAGGCTTGGCGCGGCGTTGGCGTCCAGCGGGGGCAGGAGCTTCCGGCGCCGTAGTTCGGTCTCCAACCCCAAGCGCCGGCGTACCAGTTCCGCTTCCATCTGCTGGGAGGGAGGGGTCAAAGGCGAGCGGGGCAAGACCGAGGGCGCGGGCTTCAGCAAGGAGCTGGTCGGTGGGGAGGTCAGCGTAGTCAATCGTGACCTTCTCTCGGTACTTACGGGGGTTCCTCGCTTTCAGGAGGAAGATGAGCAAGGTGTCGCTGTACTCGGTTTCCACGAGCGTGTCGATGAGGGCGCCCCCGGCGTAGGCTCGCTTCTCGTGCTTGACGCCGGTGACGGCCCTCTCCCAGGCGGCTTGCTCCAACACGTCCTCGGCCATCAGTTCCGCTTCGCGGTATGCCAGGCCGAAGCCGGGATCTTGCTGGAGCCAGAAGTAGACGTTGCGCCGGGGGGTACCGGTCTGGCGGCATGCGCGGCTGACGTTACCCGTCACGCCGAAGGCGTTGAGGAACGCTTCCTTGAGCGCGGCGGTCTGGACGTGGGTAGCCATGTCTGTTGGCTCGCTCATGCGGCTTCGTCAAGGGGAGCGGTGTCGTCGGCTTGCTCGGCCATGTCCGCGGCGCTGGGGTCGGGCAGGGCATACTGGCCTTCGACGGCGCCGGCCGCGGCGGTAGCGGCGCGCGCGTCCCCCTTCAGGAACACCAGGATTTGCTGGTGCGTCTTGCCGAGCTTGCGGGCGACGGTGAAGCCGGGAAAGTCCTTCTCGACGATGAAGGCGGTGATGCCATGTGAGCCCTTCTTGGGCTCGGTCTTGGCGTAGAGCACGAAGGTCGAGGCGATCGGGCCCTTCGTTATGTAGAGCTTGCTGCCGGTGAGCACGAAGTCGTCGCCATCACGGCGGGCCGTCGTCTGGATACCGACCGCATCGGAGCCGGCATCCGGCTCGGTGAGCGCGAGCGCACCGACGGCCTGGCCGGAGATCAGCGGCGGCAGATATCGCTTGCGTTGCTCCTCGTTGCCGTTAACGTAGATGTTGTTCACGCAGAGGTTGGCGTGGGCG